GGAGAAGGATGCCGCATCCCTTTTCGAAAAATTCATCTAAGGAATTATCATGGCTGCTATTACAAATACATACACCCGATTTGACGCTAAAGGCGTTAGAGAGGACCTTTCGAATGTCATCTATCAGATCTCTCCAGAAGAGACTCCATTTATGAGCAATGTTGGTCGTGAGAACGTCACCAACACTTTCTTTGAATGGCAAACGGATGACCTCGCCGCTGCCGTCACCACAAATGCGCAGATCGAAGGCGATGACATCACTTCTTTCACGGCAGTTACAGCCACAGTTCGTTTGGGTAACTACACCCAGATTAGCCGTAAGGATGTGATCATTGCTGGTACATTGGAAGCAGTTGACAAGGCAGGACGTCGCTCAGAATTGAGCTACCAAATGGCTAAAAAATCTGCGGAAATTAAGCGAGACATGGAGGCCACAATGTTGGCTAACCAAGCCGCTGCCGCTGGTTCTACCTCTTCCGCTCGTAAGTCTGGCGCTTTGTTGGCCTTCTTGAAGACCAATACAAACGAAGGTACTGGTGGTAGTGATCCTTCATACACAACCATTCCTGATGCAGCTCGTACTGATGCTACAACCACTAACTTGCGTTCATTCAGCGAGACATTGTTGAAAGATGTAATTCAGAAGGTGTGGACAGAAGGCGGCTCACCTTCCATCGTTATGGCTGGTCCTGTTAACAAGCAGAACTTGTCCAAGATGGCTGGTATCGCAGGTCAGCGTTTCAATGTGACAGGTCCTAAGCCTTCCACCATCATTGGCGCTGCAGATATTTACGTTTCCGATTTCGGTAATGTGAGTATTGTTGCCAACCGCTTCCAGCGTGAGCGTGATGTTTTCGTGCTTGATCCTGAGTACGCAAGCGTTGCTTTCCTGCGTCCCTTCCAGACAGTCGAATTGGCCAAGACTGGTGACGCTGAGAAGCGTATGCTCTTGTGCGAGTGGGGCTTGAAGATCAAGAACGAGAAGGCTCATGGCGCTGTCTATGACCTGAACTCTACAATTCAGACCTAATCTGAAAGACTAAAAGGGGGGGCTAATAACCCTCCCTTTTTTTATATGACTACAAAAATCTTTGACATAAACTCAGAAATGGGAACCAAGAAGCTTTGGCATTACGATGCTGAAAAAGATGAGGCAACCATTGAGACAATTATTGATGCTACAGAAGTAGTAGAAGCAAACAAAGAAAGATTTAATTCTTTTGATGAACGAGCTAATTGGAATGGAGATATGCACCATGTGGCATCTATTCCGATGGCTTTGTATTATCAAATGAAAGCCGAAGGAAAACTTGATGACCAAGCTTATATGAAGCGTTGGCTCAACGATCCTGATAATCGTGCATTTCGCACAAGACCTGGAGAAGTTTAATGGATAGTAAGACCATTGGAATTTTGGTTCCAACACGGGATTTTGTTAACTCTGGATTTGCTTTTGATTTAGCCAGATTGGTTGGATTTACAGTAGGTACATCTCATCACAAAGTAGTGATCTACACCAGTTCTGGCACTTTGTTGTCAGCACAGCGTCAGGACCTTGCTAGGGATGCTGTAGCGGCAGAATGCACCCATACTCTCTGGTTGGACAGTGATATGCGGTTTCCAAAGGATACGATCCTGCGCTTACTAGAACACGATACAGGTATTGTTTGCGGAAATTATGCTAAACGCAGGTTTCCGACAGAGCCGATTGCGGTGAAAAAAAATACCCCAGATATGGATGCAACATTTGTAAATCGGGTATATACTGAAGACAATTCAACTGGACTTGTTGAAGTAGACTACTGCGGAATGGGTGTAATGCTCGTTAAATCCGAAGTCTATAAATCAATGGAATATCCTTGGTTTGCGATACCTTGGGTTCCCGCTGCGGAAGACTACATTGGTGAAGATGTATGGTTTTGTCGCAGAGCCGCTCAAAACGGACACAAAACATATATTGACCAAGATCTCTCTAAACAGATCTTTCATATTGGTACATTTGAGTACAAACATGAGCATACACTAGCGTGTAGGGATGTAGAAAATGGCACTTGATACTTTTGCAGGGTTAAAGACAACAATAGCGGATTATCTCAATCGGGATGATCTGACTGCTATTATTCCAACCTTTATCACTCTTGCAGAAGCTAAACTTAATCGTAAGTTGCGTGTCAGGCAAATGCTTAAAAGAGCGACTGCCAGTGTTGACAGTCAATACTTTGCCTACCCTGCCGACTGGTTACAGGCCAAAGAGTTCCAGTTAAATACCAACCCCATTGTAAGACTTGAGTTTGTAACTGAGGCTTATGGTGATGAATTAAAGGCTAATAACTATGTTGCTTCTGGTAAGCCAGGTTATTACACCATTATTGGTACTCAGCTAGAAGTTATCCCAACACCAGATGCAACATACACTGGTGAGCTAACTTATTATGCTAAGATTCCTGCGCTAAGTGATTCAAACACAAGCAACTGGCTATTGGCATATGCTCCAGACTTGTACTTGTATGGTGCTTTAACAGAGGCAACTCCATACTTAAAAGACGATGAGCGTCTAGGTACATGGGGTCAGCTATACACAAACTCTTTAAGCGACATTGAGATTGCAGATCAAAGGGCATCTGTTTCCTCAACTCCTCTTGTTCGTGCCCGTTCTTTGGGATAAAAAATGTCATCTTTTAGCGATTACACCGAAAATCTAGTACTTACTTGGTTGTTCACAGGTAGTTCTGCCACTCGCCCAACTGCTTGGTTTGTTGGTTTGTTTACTGCCGCACCTAGTGATACAGGTGGTGGTACTGAGGTGTCTGGCAATGCTTACGCTAGGGTTGCTACTGGCACTATCTCTGGTTCTGGTACTGCTACTACTTTCAGTAACGCTGCCGCAATTGAGTTTGCTGCCGCTTCTGGTGGTAACTGGGGTTCTGTTGGTTGGGCAGGTATCTTTGATGCTAGTACAGGTGGAAATCTGCTTGCTTGGGCACCTTTGACTACTGCACGAACAATCAATGATGGCGATGTGTTCCGCATCCCTGCAACTAGCTTGACAATCACTTTGACATAACATGGCTGCCTATGGTTCTGGCTATTATGGTGGAGGAAATTACTCCTATGGCGTAAGCCTTGGAGCCGCCTCCATCAGTGATGCCAGTACCATGACACTGGCGGCTAGACGCATCTGTATAGGTGCTGTAGCCGTTTCTGATACCAGTTCTGTATCTGTTGCGGCTAATGTTGTTAAGACTGGTAGTTTTGCAGTAGTAGCTTCTAGTTCTGCTACTGCATCTGGTCAAAGATTAGCGATAAGTTCGGCATCTATTTCTAGTTCTAGCTCTGTAAGTGCATCTGGAATCAGGATTGGAATTGGTGCGGCTAGTGTGTCTAGTTCTAGCACGATGTCTGTGGCGGCAAGGCGTGTTGCCATTGGAGCATTAGCGGCTAATGACAGCAGTGTATTGGTTGTCAATGGGGTTAGGGTTGCATTTGCGGCAATGAGTGTTGCTGATGCGGCAACAATGGTTGTTGGCTCTCAGGTTATTGCTAATTCTGGATTCCAAGTAGTTGCATCCAGTAGCATGACAGTTAATGGTCAGAGAAAGCAGTCTGCTTCTTTGAGTATTGTTTGCACATCTAGTATAGAAGTCTCTGGTAATCTAAAATGGATTGCAGAGAGTGATGTATCTGAGACTTGGACAGGGATTAACGATACTGAAGAGACCTGGACCCCAATTACAGACGGATCTGAAACATGGACTGCAGTTAGCGATTCCAGTAAAACATGGACATCGGTTGCAGATAATAGCGAAACTTGGCAAATAGCCGCATAGAGGTGAAAAAATGGCAGATTCCACGACTACTAACCTATCCCTGACTAAACCAGAGGTTGGAGCATCCACCGACACATGGGGTGGCAAGATCAATACTGATTTGGACACTATTGATGCAATCTTTAAGGCTGATGGCACTGGTACTAGCGTTGGCATGAGTGTTGGTTCTGGCAAGACTTTGAGTGTTGCTGGCACTTTGGTGGTGACTGGTGCATCTAGCACGATTGATGCGACTGCTATTGGCGCTACGACAGCAGACACAGGCGCTTTCACTACTCTATCAGCATCTAGCACAGTAACCCTATCTGGTGGTACTGCCAATGGTGTTACTTATTTAAACGGCTCTAAAGTTGTTACAAGTGGCTCTGCGCTTACTTTTGATGCAAGCACATTAGGCGTTTCAACAACAGCGGGACTTCTTGCAAACTTTAATACAACAGAAGCAAATGGCCCATATATTCGTTTTCAATCATCAGGGACTTCAGTTGGAGATGTAGGAACTGCGGCTCAAATTGCAGGTGGTGCGGCTACAGACTTTGCCATCAATGTTCGTAGTACTGGCAATCTTGTTTTTGCTCGTGGGTTTACTGAAGGTATGCGCCTAACCTCTACAGGTCTAGGTATTGGTACAAGTTCACCTTCACAGAAACTGACTGTTGATGGCAATGCTGTTATCACATCTAGTTCTGCTGACAGATACCTAAATATTACGGCTGGCAACACCTATAACGGATACATTCAATTTGCAGAGGCTAGTGTAGATAACCAATGGGCTATTGGTTTTGACGGGGATGGTTCAAATTACGCCAACTTGCAGTTTAGGCGTAGGGCTTGGGGGTCTGCGCTAACTGCCATGACCCTCGACACCTCTGGCAACCTTGGATTAGGAGTTACTCCTAGTGCTTGGATTAGCGCATACAAGGCGCTTGAAATAGGTACTACCACAGGTTTGTACGGGCGTACCGACAGCACGATGGAGTTTGCGCTTGCATTGAACGGCTATCGTGCAAGTTCTGGTAGTTGGATTTACAGAAACAACGGCGCTGCCGCACGATACAACCAAAACGGCGGCGCACATTGGTGGGATGTAGCCGCATCAGGCACAGCAGGAAACGCCATTACCTTTACTCAGGCAATGAGCCTAACAGCGGCTGGTGATTTATTGGTTGGAACTACAGACACAACTGTTACAAATGGCGCTTTTGTTCTTCAAGGTTCAGGCGCAATTAACAGTTATTTAAAGATTGGACATAAAAACGGCTCTAACTCAGGCGCTGATTTTATTGCTTGCTATTACAACGGAACGCAAATTGGTGGCGTTTCACAAAACGGAACAACCGCAGTCGCATTTAATACCTCCTCCGACTACCGCCTTAAAAACATCACAGGTTCAATCACAACCTCTGGCGCTTACATTGACAGCCTAAACCCTGTTGAGGGCACATGGAAAGCAGACGGCTCTACCTTTGTGGGTTTGATTGCTCATGAAGTTCAAGAAGCGTCTCGCACTCAAGTCGCCACAGGCACAAAAGATGGCGCTGAAATGCAAGCAATGGATTATTCAAATCCAGAGTTGATTGCAAATCTGATTGCAGAAGTAAAATCTTTGCGTCAGCGTGTAGCAACATTGGAAGCAAAATGAATCAAGCCCTAGTAGCAGAATACTTTGACCACAAGGATGGTCATTTGTACTGGAAGAAAGTCATGCACCCTAACAAGCAATATCTTGTTGGCAAGGAAGTTGGCTCAATCCATCCTACTGGCTATCGTCATGTCACTTGGATGGGTAAGCCTCATAAAGTTCATCGCTTGATCTTTTTGCTTGAGCATGGTTACTTGCCTAAAGAGATTGACCATATCAATGGTGACAGACAAGACAACCGACTTGAGAACTTGCGTGAAGCCACTAGAAGCGAGAACCAATATAACAAGTCTATGTGTAAGAACAATACATCAGGATTTCGTGGAGTAAGTTGGCACAATCATAGTAAAGCATGGCTTGTCAGGTTATGCGTCAATGGTAAATCCAAGATTATTGGCTACTTCAAAGACTTGGAATTAGCAGGGCTTGTCGCTGATGAAGCACGAGCATTACATCACGGCAAATTTGCCAAACAGTTTTAAAGGAAAATCATGACTACTACTTGGAAAATCTCTCAACTTGATCGCAACACAGTCGATGGCTTTGTCACCACAGCACATTGGACAGCAACAGCAGTAGATGGAGAACACTCTGCCTCTGCCTACGCAACAGTCTCATGGGCTGAAGGTACTCCTACTATTCCCTACGCTTCCCTCACAGAAGCTACTGTTTTGGGTTGGGTATGGGAATCTGTAGATAAAGAGGCTACAGAGGCTTCTTTGGCGGCTCAGATTGCTTTGCTGAAGAACCCTGTAAAGGCTACTGGCACACCTTGGAGCGCAGAATGAAGCTAGAGTTAGAAGTAAACGAGATTAACTTTATCTTGCAGACTCTTGGCGAATTGCCCAGCAAGTCAGGAGTTTGGCCTTTGATTCTCAAGATCAAGGAACAAGCTGAAGCACAAGTTCCTAAAGAACCCCCATCGGAGTGAGTAATGGAAGACCAAGTAACCCACAAGCAAATCTACGATAGGTTGCTTGCTGTTGAGGCAAAAGTAGACACTATCGATAAGAACACAAGTGATCTTGTAGGCGCTATAAATGCGGCTAAAGGTGCTGTAAAGGTTCTTAACTGGATAGCGTCTATTGCTCAACCAGTTCTATGGATTGGTGGGTTAATCTTGGCTGCTGGTGCTGTTTGGCAAACTTGGATTAAAAAGTAATGGCTGGAAAGCAACAACTTGATATGCCACCAGTTCCTAATCTGGGAACTTCTGGTATTTCTTATTCTCAAGATGTCCAAAATCAAAATAATGGCGCTTTGAGGACATTTTTCATCAAGTTGGTCAATGCTATTCAGTCAATAACTTCTAGCATGGGTGGAAAGTACATCAACTTCCCTTATGGTGCTTTTCAGGACTCTACAGACCAAGTAGCCGCCAATACAACGACTGCTTATGCGATAACCTTTGACACAACAGACTTCAGTAATGGTGTAACTTTATCTAATTCTTCAAGATTAAATGTAACAAATCCAGGTCTTTACAACTTGCAGTTTTCTATTCAACTGAAAAACACCACAAATGATGGTCAAGATGTTGATATTTGGTTTCGCAAGAATGGAACAAATATCGCAAATTCAAATAGCAGATTTCATATTCCTCAAAGAAAAAGCTCTAGCGACCCAAGCCATATCATTGCTGCATTAAATTTCTTTATTGACATGGCTGCAAATGATTATGTTGAGATTATGTGGAGAACTGAAAATACTGGTGTAACTATTGAGCATTTCGGCACTAGCACAACACCAACTAGACCTGCAGTTCCTAGCGTTATTGCTACAATGAGCTTTGTCTCTAACCTACCGACTTAATATGGCTTACATACCACTTCAAATACCTCCAGGTGTCTTTAAGAATGGTACTGAGTATCAGGCTAAAGGGCGTTGGAATGGCTCTAACCTAATTCGTTGGTTTGAGGGAACTATTCGCCCTGTCGGTGGATGGAGAAAACGCACCGCAACCCAGTTATCTGGCAAAGCTAGGGGTTTGATCAACTGGCGAGACAACTCAAACAACCGCAGAATTGCTGTTGGGACTCATACAAATCTGTATGTTCTGAGCGAAACAAATACCCTGACAGACATAACCCCTGCATCATTTACGACTGGTGATGCAAATGCCGTACAGAAGATTGGTTATGGTTACAGTACTTATGGCAGTTTTGCCTATGGTGTTGCTAGACCAGACTTAGGATCTGTCACTCCTGCCACAACATGGTCTATGGATACATGGGGTGAATATCTGGTTGCTTGCTCATCTAAGGATGGAAAACTGCTTGAATGGCAGTTAAATGTAGCCAATGACGCTGCCGCCATTACAAATGCTCCTACAAGTTGTTCAGGGCTGATTGTTACCCAAGAGCGATTCTTGTTTGCTTTGGGTGCAGGTGGTAATCCTAGAAAAATCCAGTGGTGTGACCAAGAAAACAATACTGTTTGGACTCCTGCCGCTACTAACCAAGCAGGTGACTTTGAGTTAACCACTGTTGGCTCTTTACAGTGTGCCAAGCGTGTTCGTGGTACTACCATTCTGTTTACAGATGTGGATGTCCATACTGCCACTTACATTGGCCCACCATTTATTTACAGTTTTGAGCGTGTTGGTACTGGTTGTGGAGTTATCTCTAAACAAGCAGTAGCGGCTACTGACAATGCTTGTATTTGGATGTCTGGTTCAGGGTTCTGGATCTATGATGGTTTTGTCAAACCTTTGGTATCTGATGTCTCCGACTTTGTGTTTGGCAACCTGAACACAACCCAAGCATCTAAGGTTTATTGCGTCCATAACTCTGCTTTTGGTGAGATCTGGTGGTATTACCCAAGCCTGTCTACCAACGAGAACGATTCTTATGTGTCGTACAACTATCGTGAGAACCACTGGGCTATTGGCACTTTAGCTCGCACTTGCGGTACAGACAGGGGTATTTTCAGCAACCCAATCTTGGTTTCTGATGACAGTTATGTCTATGAACATGAAGTAGGCAATAACTATGACTCTCAGACATTGTTTGCCGAGTCTGGACCAATTGAGTTGGGTAATGGGGATCGGGTAATGAATCTCACAGGATTGATTCCTGATGAGAAGACTGCGGGAGATGTGAGAGCTAGTTTTAGCACTAGGTTCTACCCAAATACTACCGAGTACACATATGGCCCATATACCTTGTCTTCTCCTACTTCAGTTCGATTAACTGGTAGACAGATTGCAGTAAAGATTGAGGCGGTTGCCTTAACTGATTGGCGTGTTGGTGTTATCAGATTTGATGGAAAGCCTGGCAGTTTGAGATGATGGACTACGAGAAATACAAAACAGATGGAGAACTTCCATTATGGGCTGTATATTTTCAAAAAGTAGAGAAAATTTTAGAACCTGCTTTAGAATACGATAACACTCATAATATGCAGGATGTAGCCGACTGTTTGAACAGTTGTACGATGCAATTATGGACAGGCGAGAACAGTGCAGTTGTTACTCAAGTGCAAATATTCCCCAGAATGCGGATTTTGCATATATTTTTGGCGGCAGGTAATCTAGAAGAACTAGAAACTCTTACCCCCCGTATTCAGAAGTTCGCTGAAGACATGGGATGCCAAAAGATCACACTTACAGGGCGTAAGGGTTGGTCAAGAACTTTTGTTTCCAAATTTAACATGAAGCCAACACATTATTGGCTGTCTACGGAGGTGTAATATGTCTGGTGGTTCAAGTCAACAAACAGCGCAGCTTGATCCTGCATTGCGTGATGCTTATTTGCAAAATGTGGAAACATCTAGGGGTGTTGCAGGAGAATTAGCTCCTCGCCAATTTGCGAGATACAACGAAGATCAGGCTAGAGCTGTTCAGCAAACCAGAGACTTTGCCAATCCCAATAATGCCATATTCCAAGGCATGGGTGCTTCATTTGATGTTGCAAACAGAGCGGCAAACTATCAGCCTCAAAATGTCCAAGCACAGCAATTTGGTGGCGCTCAAGTAGCCCCATCTGCTATGGCGGCTCAAACAGGTTATAACCCTGCTACTGCTCAGTCTGCTTCTGCAGGTCCTGCCACACAAGCACAGGCCACTGGTTATCAGTCCCTTGGCTTTACTGGTCAACAGGCGGGTCCTGCGGCTACTGCTAGGGGTCAAGGTTATACCTCTTTAGGATTTACTGGACAACAAGCAGGTTCTTCAGCACAGGCTCTTGCCGCTCAGATGAATAGAGATACTGTTCGTGAAGTTGGTGCGGCAGGTGTTTCTGGTCAACAAGTGGCTTCTACTGCTTTGGGTCAGATTGCTCCACAAGCTCGCCAGAATATTCGTGATGTACAAGCAGGTTCTTTCTTGAACCAGAATGTTCAGCAGTACATGAATCCTTACACTCAGGCTGTTACAGATCAGTCTTTGAGGGATTTAGAGCGTTCTAGACAGATGCAACAACAGCAGACAGCGGCTAGTGCTACTGCGGCTAAAGCCTTTGGTGGATCACGCCAAGGTGTTGCTGAAGCAGAGACTAATCGTGCTTTTGGTGAGAATGCCGCAAGGTTGGTTGCCCAACAGAATGCTGCCGCCTTCCAATCTGCCCAACAAGCATCTGAGGCTGATTTGTCTAGATCAATGCAAGCCCAACAACTTAACCAAGCACAAGATGCCGCCACTACCCAACAGGCTTTGGCTCTGTCTGGTCAGTTTGGTTTGGCTAACCAAGATGCAAGTCTCCGTGCGGCTTTGGCTAATCAGGGTGTTGATGTCAGCACAGGACAGGCCAACTTGCAAGCCCAACAACAGGTTAATTTGGCTAACCAAGCGGCTCAAAATCAGATGGCTCAGTTCAATGTTGGGAACCTCCAACAAGCAGGACTTGCCTCTCAAGCAGCGGCTAATCAGGCCGCTCAATTTGGCGCTCAAGCAGGTAATGTTGCAGACTTGTCAAACCAAGCGGCACAGAACCAAATGGCACAATTTAATGCCCAACAACTTCAGCAAGCAGGTCTATCAACTCAGGCCGCTGCCAACCAAGCCGCTCAGTTTGGTGCTGGCGCTCAGAACACTATTGCCGCACAGAACGCTGCCGCTCAGAACCAGATGGCTCAGTTCAACGCTGGTAATCAGCAAGCAACGAACTTGGCAAACATGGGTGCTTTGAACCAAGCAGGTCAGTTTGGTGCTTCTGCATTTAACCAAGCAGGGTTGGCTAATCAAGCGGCAATTAATGCGGCTAATGCTCAACAGGCAGGTTTGACACAACAAGCGGGTTTGGCTAATCAGCAGAACTTCTTGCAAGCAAACTTGGCTAACCAACAAGCAGGTTTAGCGGGTAATCAGCAGAATTTAGCTGCCGCAGGTCAGATGGCGGGTATTGCTCAGAATGCCCAACAGATGGGTTTCCAAGGCGCTCAGAACTTGGCGGCACAAGGTCAATTCCAACAGCAGTACACACAACAGCAATTGGATGCGATTCGCAATCTGCCATTGGAGCAACAACAGATTATCAATCAGGCGTTGGGACTCAACATTGGTGGTGGATCTGGTATGCAAACAACTTCTGGTTCACGCCAAGGTTTGCTTGGCGCTCTTGGTATTTAAGGAGTTTATATGGCTTTCAATTTTGGTTTGCTGTCTGATGCGGCACTTACTGGTCTTAGTGATGCTGAGAAAGAAAGTTTGCAAAAGCAAGCTACAACTCAGTTTTTGTTAGGCTCTTTGTTAAGCAATGACGCTTCAATGGGTTTGAAGTCTGCCTTGTCTGTGCCTGATCAGTATTTGAGTGGTCAAAAGGCTATCTCTGAAAGAAATGAAAGAGCTCGCCAGCGTGGTGAGGTTGCTAATTACTTGGAAGAGTTTTCGCCAGACCAAATGCAAGCACAAAGACAAGCATTAAATGCAAATCTTGGCAGACCAAGAATGGCTCAAAGTCCTTATGCTTTGGGGACTAATCTAGGTTCACCTCAAGAAAGGGTTGAACCTCAAGCCACTAATCAGCCAATAGATTTTAATAGAGCATTTTCTGCTTCTATGCGTTTAGCAGGAAACCCTGCACAACCTCAAATTCTGCAAGCCTTAACTGCAATGCAACCTAAACTTCAAGATGGAGTTATTGTAGGACCAAATGGGCAAATTAGTGGTTTTGCTCCTAAAGTTGATACAAAAGCTGGCACAGTTACAACTGGAACTATGCAAGATGGTCAACCATCTTTTCAGACAAGTGTTTTGCCTGGTGCTGCTCAAGCTGCGGCACTCAATACATTGCCTGAGTTACAAAAAGGTGAGCAATACGCTTTTGACAATAACCGCAATGTCATTGGCATTGTGAATGCTAATGGTGCTTTGCAAGCTTTAGCGGAAAGAACACGGGCAGAGACTGCGGCTCGTGAAGCCAATATTCCTCGTCCATCAACAAATGCGGCTGGAGCGCCTACATTTACATTTGTTCAACCACCTGGTTTGCAAGGTGGTGCGACTACCCAACCAACAGGAGGTGGTAATGTTCAACCACCAACAGGCGCTGTTACTCAACCAGTAACTGGACCTACTACGGCACAAGCCACTCTTAATGAAGCTTTTAAGCCAATCCTTGCTGATGCCTACAAAGGCTTTATGACGGCTAAAAAGACTGCTCCAGTAATTGACCAATTACAAAATGTATATAACCAACCAAACTTTGATACTGGTTCATTTACAAATGTAAGAACTCAATTAGGAAATGTCTTTAACAGTCTTGGTGTTTCTGGAGATCGAAACAAACAGTTCTTAACTAATGCGATTTCTGCTCGTCAAGGCATCAATGCTTTGACAGGTGAAAGTTTATCTGAAGCTGTTGGAGCAATTTCTAACTTTGAGATTGGTTACTATGGTCAGCGTAACGCTCAGATTACAGATCCAAAAGAGTCAACCAATTTCAACTTAGCAGTTTTGCGTGAAGCAAATAAGCGGAAGCAAGAATACTATAACTTTGTTTCAGATCCTAAAAATGCTGGTCCTGATGTTATTGCTAAATGGGAAGCATCTCCGCAAGGTCGTAGACAAATGTTTGAAGCTCCAGGATTGCGTAAATATCTTCCAACAAGGGAAATTAAAAGCGGTCCAGATAAAGGAAAAGTTGCTTACATACTTCCAAATGGTGATGCAGCGGTGTTTGACTAATGGCTACAAAAGATCAAGTTTACGAGTTTGCTAGGCAAGAAGCCGAAAGGCAAGGCGTTCCTTTTTCTTTGGTACAAAAGATTGTAGAGACTGAGTCACAAGGTATCTTTAACGCTATTGGACCTAAAACACGGACTGGTGATCGTGCTTATGGTCCTATGCAGTTGATGAGTGCGACTGCTAAAGATCTTGGTGTCAATCGTATGGACTGGAAAGATAACATCCGAGGTGGTGTTAAATATCTAGGCCAACTGTCAAGCAGATTTCAAGATCCCACTTTGGTGGCGGCTGCTTACAACGCTGGCCCAGGTAATGTTGAAAAGTATGGTGGTGTTCCTCCATTTAAAGAAACACAAAACTATGTACAGAAAGTTGTAGGTACAGACATGGCTACTTATCGCAAAATTGATCCTTCCTTATTTGAGGAAAGCCCTCAACAACAAACAACGACACCCAAGATTGATTTAAGAGGGATGGCTAATCCAGATCAACAGAACACTGGGTATCGTGTTGTTGACCCTTCAAATCTTGGTCAAGCAATTGTTCCACAAACACCTGCTAAACAGAATCAAGACTCTATTGCCCGTCAAGTAGGATTAACTGCTCGTTATGGCTTAGAAGGAATTGGTCAGGTTGCTGACATTGTTGGCACACCTTTGAATATGTTGATCAACAGGGCTACTGGCAGTCAGCTTGGCACACCTAGCCAGTCAATGTCAAACATTGCAACTATGCTTGGTTTGCCACAACCACAAACTAATTTTGAGCGTGGCATTGGCAATGTTACTCGTGCAGTAGCAGGTATACCCGCAACTGGTGGTTTTGGTGGATTATTGCAACAGTCTGGCAGAGCAACTACTCAAGCGGTTGGTCAGGGTTTAGCGGCTCAACCTGTTGCTCAAGCGGCAGGTGCTACTGTTGGCACTGGTGCGGCTGAAACTGCTCGTACTCAGTTTGATGTTCAAAATCCTTTGGCATTGCTTGGTATCAATTTAGCGGCAGGTTTACCTGCTAGTGCAGTGGCGGCTAGAGCGGGTAATGTTCCTTCTGGTACACGCTATCGTGATCCACAAACTGGTCAGTTAATTGAATCTGCTGCAAAACGAGGTGTGAATATTGATATTGGCGATGTTGGTGGCCCAGGTTCAAACTTATTACGCAGAACTCGCCAATTTGGAGACACAACACAAGATGTCAACCAAGGTAAATCTGCTCAAGTTAGAAACTTAATTGAGAGAGTTACTGAGCAAGTAAAACCAGCCTCTGTAACCAAAGAAGGTGGCGAAAAACTCGTTATTGCTAATGATTTGAGAAAACAATATCGCAATGCTAAAGATGCGGTTTCTCCAATATTTGATCGTGCTGAGAAATTAGCTGGCAATACACCAATCCCATTGGGTAATACCAACACTGCTACAGTTAATGTCTTAGATCAATTCCCTGCTACTGCCGATACAGCAGTTATTAACAAAGTTATTGAGCGTACCAACAACTTGTTACAAGCGGGTGGTGGTACATATAAAGAATTGCGTGACCTTCAATCAACAGTGGGAGCTGAACTAAGTCGAGTTCAACGAGGTGTTCCTACTGGTGCATACAATGAAAAGCAAGTAAATGCTTTGTCTCAGTTATACAAAGGTATGTCAGACGATGTAGATGCTTGGGCGGCTCCTAGGATGAGCAATAACAATCGTCCTATTTATACACCTGCTGGCGCTGAACACGCTCGTGCAATGGAACAGTTTAAAAATACTGTAGTTCCATTTAGACAAGATCAAGACATTTACAAGATTGTTTCTAGCAAAACACCTGCAAATGAAATTGACAAAATTGCTCAAAGTTTTAGTTTGACAGGCAATCCTGCTACTGCTGAACTTGCAGTGAACTTAATGTCTGACACTGGCAGACAAGCGGCTCAATATTCAATTCTTAACCAAGCTCGTAGCGCAGCTATAAATGCAGATGCAGCGGCTATGCTGTCATCACCTGCTTTTACTAGAACATTGAATTTAGGCAGATCAGAACTTCCTTCTGCCCAACGAATGGTTATGGGTCAAAGTCCTGAAGTTATGGGCGAAGTTGGATTGTTGCGTGACATTGTTGATGCAACTCGTGGCGCTGTTACTCCAAAAGTAGCGCCTCAAACTGGAGCATTAAATGTTCCTTTGATGACAACAGGTATGGGAGCAGGTGCAGGTGCGGGTGCGGCTACATCACTTGGATTTGATCCAACTTTGGGTGCAATGGCGGGTGTCACATTAGTTCCACCAATGGCTAATAGACTTTCAAATGCTTTAAGTAGCCCTAGCGGAACACGATTCCTATTAGGAGAACAACTTCAAGGTGCTGGTGGTATGGGTGGAGCAATTGGTCAAGGCGTAAATGCTGCAACAACAAACCCAGAAAACTTCTTGCCATCGGCAACAGGTCTTTTAGATTTGTTTAGATAACATGAGAGACTGGCTGCTTGCACTTATTGCGGCAGTCAGCATGGTCTGTCTTATTGTTTGGTCAGTATCAGTGATGATTTGGTACTGGATATGATTAGTTTTT